CAAAAAATTAGAGGAAGAAAGAGAGATTTACTTTTCATCAATGAAGCAAACGAACTTTATTGGGATGACTGGCAACAGCTAATATTTAGAACACAAGAACGTATTATAATTGATTTTAACCCATCTGACGAGTATCATTGGATTTACGATAATGTTATAACTCGTGAAGATTGCCAGTTTTATAAGACTACTTATTTAGATAATCCTTTTTTGGAGGATGTTATTAAAGAAGAAATTGAAAGACTTAAGGAAACCGATGACGAATATTGGCAAATCTATGGATTAGGAGAAAGAGCAACAAGCATCAATACTATATTTAAATACGTTGAGGTTAATAAAATACCAGAGGATGCTAATTTTGTTTCTTATGGCGCAGACGCAGGATTTACAAATGATCCCTCAACTTTAGTTAGTGTTTATATTAAAGATTATAATTTATATATTAAAGAGCATTTATATAGAACAATGATGACTACTCTCGATCTACATAAAACATTTCAAGAAACTAACATACAAAGAAATCCAATTTATTTTGATTCCGCTGAACCTCGACTAATTGCTGAACTTCGAAGAATGGGCCATAATATTTTTCCAAGTTTAAAAGGGCCGGACTCAGTTAATGCCGGTATTGATTTGCTTAAAAGATATAAAATACACATAACCTCAGATTCAACAAATACAATACAAGAATTTAGAAATTATAAATGGCAAGAAGATAGAAGCGGTAAAACTATAAATAAACCAATTCAAAAATTTGATCATTGTATTGATGCAATTAGATACGCTACTTATTCAATTTTATCAAGACCTAACTTTGGTAAGTACAGTATTCATTAAAATATTTTTAGCTAAGGCTTGTTTATTATATATATTTACTATATATTTGTATTATATTAATTTAAAACAATATAGATATGGAAAACAAACCTGAAATTTATCAAAATGCAAGATTAATTGGCAAAGCTATTGGCAATTTAAAATCTTTAATTAGTTATGCTGATTTGCCCGTATATCAAAAAGAGTGGTTAAAAGAAACTTTAAGATGTGTTGAGCAAGTAGATTATATTAACTTAAAAAACAAATTTTAATTATGGGAACATCAAGAGATAATTTAATGCAGAGAATTACAGAACTAGAAGGTAACTTAATGGAAGAACAAGAAACATTAAGATTAGTAAAAGAAGGTGCAAAAAAATTGCTAGACCAAAAAAGAAATTTAGAAGAACAACTAAAAAGCAAAGTAACTTATATACACGAAACAAGCCATTTACAATGTAGCGATGGAGAAATGCACATTCAATATGGAGATTATGAAAAAGATAACTGGATAGTATATAATACAGATCAATTATTTAAAGACCTTCCTTTTATAATTAATCAAGTTTGTAAAGAGAATAAAAAAATGCAAGATTATTATTTAGATAACATTAAAAAAGAATTAAAAGAATTATGAGACCTATGAAAAGATTTGGAATATTATTAAAGGCATTATTTTTTCCTCCAAAAAATGGCGATTTTTGGATAAGAGTTCCCCAAAAATTTAAAACTAAAGAAGATAAAAATAATTTTATATATTCCACTTTAGAAATATTGAACTTAAAAACAGAAATTGATGAACAAAATACAGAACACTAAAGACCTTTCATTTTATAATAATGCTATCCTATTTACAGAAACTTTAAATAAAGAAATTGCTGCTGCTAATGTTGATAGTGAAGAAGCAAAAGCTCTTGAACTAATGCAAACTTTAATTATTGATGTTTTCTTTTATGTTAATAATCTACAAACGCATTTAGCAAATAGTAAATTACAAAACAGTAAAATAAGAGAATTAAGGAATAATGGATTACTTAAAATTAATGAGCTACAGGATGAACTAGAAAGTTTTAATGAATATACTTTGTAGTTTCATATATATTTTGTATATTTAAAGTATATTACTAATTAAGGTAATATGCAAAACAAACAAATGACAAATAAAATAACTTTTAAAAATGGATTTAATGCAATCTTTACTGGAACAATATCAAAAACATATTTTTCAAAAGAAGAAAACATTACACATCATCAAATAATTAATAAAAAATTAATCAAAAAATCTAAATGTAAACCTTTCGTTATTAATGGTATAAATGTTGTTAATATATCAAATGAAAAAACAATATTAGATTCACATATTATATAATGGAAAAACAAGAAATAATACATTTAATAACATTTTAAATATTTTATATAATGATAAAAAAATTCTTAAATCAAGACCCTAATAATTGGAAGTGGTTAATTTGCTTTTATGCTTTAGCTTTATTAATAACTATAATTTTAACTCTTAAAATATAAATTATGGTAAAGACAAAAGAAGAAATAAAAGAATATAATAGATTATATGCTTTAAAAAATAAAGAGAATATAAAATTAAGAAGAAATAAAGATTATATTGAAAAAAAAGATATAATACTTAAACAACAAAGAGAATATTATAAATTAAATAAACAACAAAAAATAGAAAAGGTAAAAGAATATTACCAAAAGAATAAAGTAGAAATTTATAAAAAAGAAAAATTAAGAAAACAAAAATGCAACAAATAACTAATATAATAAGGTTAGAATACGATAACTTTGAATTAGAGGTTAAATATCAATTCCTAAAAGGTAATGCAGGAGATTATCAAAACCCACCCGAAGAAGATGTTATTGACATTTTAAAAGTTTATATGATTCATTACACAACTGAAAAATCTAACATAATAAATATTAATAAAAGAATTAGAGCCTATCAACTTCCTTTAGAATGGGAAGAAAAAATAATTGAAGAAATACAGTTTGATATAGAAAGTTTTAGATAATTATAATAAATCAGTTTGTTTGTTTAAATTAGGTGCTTAGAAATAGGCACCTTTTTTTTTATAATAAATTTTACTAATTAATACGTTATATAAATATGGAATTAAAACTTAATATACCTACTCATTTAAACGAAATAACTTTAAGGCAATATAAAAAGTTTATTGAGATAGGGAAAAATAATGAGGATCCTAATTTTATTCAGGGCAAGATGATAGAGATTTTTTGCGGGGTCAGCCATAAATTTGCAACATTAATGAGGTATAAAGATGTTGAAGAAATAACTGGCGATATAAATAAATTGTTATTATCTCAACCTAAATTAGTAACAACTTTTAAATTGAATGGAATTATATATGGATTTATTCCTAATCTTGATGAAATGACTCTTGGAGAATATGTAGATGTAGATTCATTCACAGGCGATTACAATAATATTGAGGTTGCAATGAATGTTCTTTATCGACCAATAATTAAAAAACTAAAAAACAAATATATTATTGAGGATTATAACCCAAAAAACAAAGATATTCTTTTGGATATGCCAATGGATGCCGTAGTAAGTTCTTTATTTTTTTTTCTGAATTTAGGAATAGAATTATCGGAAATTACCCTGAACTCTTTGAGCAATCCACAGAAAACCCTCTTGGAGGAGCACAAAATTTTGCAAAAAAATATGGATGGTATCAGTCGTTTTTTGCCTTATCTCAAGGAGACATTACAAGAATTGAAAATATCTCTAAATTAGAATTTCATAATTGTTTTTTAATGCTATCATTTATGAAAGACAAATCAGAATTAGAGGAACAACAAATAAAAAAAAATTTTAAATGAGCCAACAAGGATCGAGAGCATTTTACCAAGTTACCCAAACGTTAAAAACACAACTGCTACAAGATATAAACGTCAATACAGTAACAACTGGAGATATAACACAAGTTGATTTACAAAAACAAACAATATTTCCGCTTTGCCATATAATAGTAAACAGCGTAAGCCAAGAAGATGGAGTTTTAAGATTTAATGTAAGCATTATTGCTATGGATATAGTAAACCAAAGCAAAGCAATTACTGTTGATTTATTTGAGGGCAATAATAATTTACAAGATATATTAAACACTCAATTATCTGTAGTTAATAAATTAATACAAGTATTAAGAGGGGGTACTTTACATCAAGACGCTTACCAATTAGACGGCAATCCTAATATTGAGCCCTTTTACGATAGGTTTGAAAACGAATTAGGGGGTTGGACAGCTTCTATGGATGTTTTAATTTATAACGACATAACAATTTGCTAATGGAATTTAAAGAAATTAATAAAATATTTAATGATTTTGGAAAATATATGGTTATTGAAAGTCAAAAAGAATTAAAATCTTTAGGCAAAGGCTCAGGACCTTTATATAATTCACTAAGTTATAAAGTAACAGATCAAACGAATAAAGTTTTATTTGATTTTTTTATGGAGGATTATGGTTTATTTCAAGATCAAGGAGTAAAAGGCGCAGACCCTAAAAAATTAAGTCCTAATGCAAAAATAACAGGCCAACAAGCACCAAACTCTCCATATAGATTTGGAAGCGGATCAGCAAGGGGAAAATGGGGAGATTTTGTAAGAAGCGTTTCTTCTTGGGCTCAAATTAAAAATATTAGATTAAGACAATACACATATAAAAACGGAATAAAAAAATCAACAGGAAAATTCGCAAAAGGCAATTACAATACTATTGGGCAAATAATAGCTAGCAATATATATAACAGAGGATTAAAACCTTCTTTTTTTTATACTAAACCTTTTGATTATGCTTTTAAAAACCTGCCTCAAGAATTGTTCGATGGGTTTGCTATTGATTTTATTAGCGGAATTAAAATAAACAAAAACTAATGGCAAATAGATTAATAAGAAGCCCGCAATATATAACACAAACATCTTCAAGCTCAACAGTTAAATCTGCAAAATTAGAAATTAGTATAGCTAACACCTTAAGATATACTCTAATAAAAGATGCTGAACAAAATGTACCTGTATTGTTTGAGTGGTCGGAGCTTGCAAGAGATTATTTAAATATTACTTGGAATGGAACTGATTATAGCACTTTACCAATTTTTGATATTGATTTAGCTTTAAAGTTTTATCCGGAAGTAAATGGAGGCGGCACATTAATAAGTACCTATACGGAGGATCACAATGGGTTTGATGGATACGGAACATTTTACGAAGCTGCAAATCCTTCAATAAGTTCATCAGAATTTCCTGCAATATCTAATTATAGTCAAGGAGGATCCACAAGCTCAGGCGAAAAATTTTATACAATGTATGCGCCTAAAAATATTGCTTTAAATATTCCTAGCATATTAAATGGAACAGTAAAATATAATGGCACAGGTATTAATGCAACTGAAAAAATTATCAATGGAATAATTGTAAATATTAAAAGAATAAATTGTACTAAATACACAAGCAATAGCGGTTATACAGAGACCCCTGCCGACATAGGATATAAAGTTAGTTTTATAAATAAATTTGGAGCAATACAAACAGAGTTTTTTACACTTAAAGCAATTCAAAAAATAAGTTCTAAAAGAAAAACCTTTAACTCTAATTCAATTTCCTCAACTGGAACATATTCTATAAATGATCATACAAAACAAAATTTTGATATTACAGCAGGTCAATCAATAACTTTAAATTCTTTTTATCTACCTGAATATTATAATAATGTATTTACTGAAATGTTATTATCTGAAAAAGTTTGGGTAACATTTAGAGTTCCCTCAACAGGTACTTTTACAACTGTTCCTGTAAATATATCCACTAGTAATTTTACATATAAAAACTCTTTAAATGATAGATTAATTCAGTTTACTTTTTCATTTGATATGTCTTTTGATTATATAAATAACATACGTTAACATAGAATAACATAAATGCAAAAACTACAGTTATATATTAGCGATGTAAATACCAATATAAGTTTATCCAATTATATAAGGGTAGATTTATTTAAGGATGAAAACGTCTCAATTAATTTATCAATACAAAATATTAAAACTCCTGATAAAATATTTGCCGAGTTTTCAAAAACATTTACAATACCTGCAAGCAAAATTAATAATAAATTATTTGAACATTATTATAATTTTAATATTACTAACGGATTTGATGCAAGAGATAAAAGAGCAGCCAAAATTGAATTAAATAATATACCATACAAAGAAGGCTTTATTGCTTTAAATGGTGTTGAGTTAATAAATAACAAAGCATACGCATATAAAATAACATTTTACGGCAAAACAATAAACTTAAATAAACAATTTAGAGACGCAACATTAAATTCTTTACAAGCAACTTTGTCAACTTATAACCTACAATATATAAATGCTAATGTTGTAAGCAAGATGAATGCTAATATTGGCGATGTAATTATTACTCCATTAATTACTCATACAGACGAAGCTTATTATGATTCTTCACAGTCGGCAAACAATGCTAATTTATATCCTGCCGGCACAAATGGTTTGTTATGGTCTCAATTAAAATACGCTATTAAAGTTAGCACTATAATAGATGCTATTCAATCTGCTTATAATTTAACCTTTTCATCTGATTTTTTTAATAACAATTCAAATACTAATTTTAATAATTTATATTTATGGCTTAATGCAAAAAAAGGTAATGTAGAGCCCTCAACTCAAATTAATACTTTTACCAATCTTGTAACAGGTTTTGTAGATTCTGCCGGATATGATAATGCAGAAACTGAAATGTCAGGCACAAGCGGTTTGCTTATAAGCTCTTTTTTTATTCCCAATAGATTAACGTTAACTATTATACCTACCTCATCGCCTACTCCTGAATATTCAATTAGGATTGTTAATATATCAACAAATACAATTATTTTCACTTCTCAAAATTTAACTGCCGGAGCAACTTTTAACCAAAATGACTTTACTTTAACTGCGGGAGAATTTGTTATTGAGATAGTAGGGGCTTCTGCTATTAGTTTTTCTTCTTTTAATTGGTTAATTAAAGATTTAAGCAATGTTGTCGGAGGCGGTTGGGTAAACGAATATGAAATTATAGCTC